GGCCGGGTAAGTATCTGAGAGTGGAGCCCGGTGAGTGAGGTACTTGACCCTGCGCGAGTCGATCGCCCTGGCGCTCGACCGGAAGCGCCGCCTTCGCCTGATCCACAAGTGGCGGCACGGCTGGATGACGCTGCCGCGCAACCGGGACCGCTTCAAGCTGATGGCGCTTCGGCATCCGCCGAACCTGTGGCTGGATATGTGATGGACTACCGGGGGCTGGCCGCCCTGGTCCTCTCCGTCGGGGTCGCCCTGACGCTGGTCATCGGAGCCGCCGCGGTAGGCTTCTGGGGGCGGCCAATGAGTGACGTCGGCGGGCAGGCGATGATCGCCATCGGCGGTGCCATCGTCGGAGCCCTGGCCGGGTACATCGTGGGCAAAAAGGTGGAGCCATGAGCATCGAGATCCTGACACCCATCGCGTTGCAGCAGCTCCTGATGACGCACGGCTACGCCCTGCCGAAGTACGGGGCCGACGGCGACTGGGGCGGCGAGAGCGCTGCCGCCTGCGAGGCGTGGTTCGAGAGGGGCGACGACCTCGCCCTGGCACCGGGGGAGGGCCAGCCCGGCGGCGGCATCCTGGTGGTGCCGGACGAGTGGATGCCGGCGTGCGCGATGGACCGCATCATCGTCCACTGGACCGCCGGCAGCTACACGGTGAGCGCCACCGATCGGGAGTGCTACCACATCATCGTCGGCGGCGACGGCTCGCTCTATCGCGGCGACAACTCGATCAAGGCGAACGTTTCGACCAACGACGCCGACGGCTACGCGGCGCACACCAAGAGCCTCAACACCGGCTCGATCGGCATCAGCGCTGCCTGCATGGCCGGCGCGATCGAGAGCCCGTTCCAGGCCGGCGGCTACCCGCTCCTCAAGGTGCAGTGGGCCGCGCTCGCTGCGGTCGCGGCCGATCTCTGCCGGACCTACGACATCCCGGTGACGCCGGAGACGGTGCTCCAGCACGGCGAGGTCCAGGCCAATCTCGGGGTCCAGCAGAACGGCAAGTGGGACATCAACAAGCTGCCCTGGCGGCCCGACGAGAATGCCGGTGACCTCTTCCGGCGCAATGTGAGCTGGCTCCTGGAGGCGCGTCGCTAAGGTGGCCAACCGGCTCGTCCGCCAGAACGTCGATTTCAGCGAGGCCTCCGGCGAGAGCGCCGACGACTGGGGCGACGTCGGGTCGCCCTGGTGGAACGAGCGCGCCAACTGGCGTCACCGCTTGAAGTGGGCCCTCCTCGACAAGGAGCGGCAGGCCCGGCTGGCGCGAGGGGAGGGCTCGGCAGGCGACATCATCGCGAACCTCGGGATGATGCCGGTCCACATGATCCAGGGCATTCCGGAGATCCCGGCGTCGCTCAAGCGCACGGGCGAATTCGTGTCGGGGCACAGCCTCGATCGGCTGCCCGACGAGACGCAGGAGGAATACGTCGCGCGTATAGCGGGCCAGCCGAGCCAGGAGGCCCTGGCCGTCGAGTCAGCCATGAACATCATGGGCGTCGGTGGACGCGCCCATCCTCCGGTGACCAACAAGCTCGTGGCGTTCGGCAGGCAGTTCGGCAGAGAGCCTGCCGAGATATTGCCGCCGGGCGTGCGGACCAGGGGGCCCGAGCCCGCGCCCATGTCCGTCGCCGAGTACAAGGATTTCACCGCCCATGCCGGCGGCAGCAAGGAGCTGGCGGCCCTCACCGTCCTGGCCGGCGAGAAGCGGGGTGGCTTCTACAGCGCGCTCGGCAAGGCGATCGACGCGATGCCGGACAAGGAGCTGACGCCGGCTGAGTGGCGGAAGAAGCTCATCGTCCCCGGCAAGGAGGCCCAGCGCACCGTTCGTGACAAGGAGACGAACAAGCCGATCATCGACCCGGAGACGGGCAAGCCGAAGACCGAGGCCTACCAGATCGAGCCGTCGTCGCCGGTCCCAGGGCTGAAGCCGGTGGAGCTGAACCCGCTGGACGCCTTCCTGAAGCACGAGGAGGAGATCCGCTCGCGGCCCGGCTCGAACCTGCCGCCGACGGTGAGCAAGGAGGAGATCCTCGACCATATCGCGACGGGGCTGCCGGAGCTGCGGGAGTGGCAGCGAGGCGGGCGCGGGTCCGGCGAGTGGAAAGTCTCGATGCGCGAGGACGGGGCCTATCAGGTCGTGGACGAGGAGGGGAACGCCTACCAGCCGCATCGCGACGAGTACCAGCAGAATGAGTTCACGAGCCCGCAGGCGGCCCAGCGCTACATGATGACGCTCGACGAGCTGCCGCACGCGCCGAACAAGGCGTCGAAGTATTCACGCTGGACGCTGGAGGGCGGCGAGAACAAGCGTGAGATCGGCCTCCAGGTGCATCCCGAGGAGGAGTCGGCGGACTGGAAGGTGGTCGAGCACCCCGAGACGACGATCTCAAAGCCGTATTACGCGATCCAGAATGCGCGCGGCGACTACGGGCTCAATCCGAACGGTCAGGGCATCAGGGTCTTTGGTGATCCTGAGTCTGCCGCCAGGGCAGCGGCTGACGAGTACGCCCCGGTGGTCGCGGACGACTACTACGGGCCCCACTGGTCCGACGACGACGAGATCAACACCTTCGCCCACGCGCGGGTCGATGAGCGCAGCGTCCTGGCCGACGGCTACGTTGTCGAGCACGCCGAGTCGGGCAACAAGTCGCCGGTCTTCAAGACGTTCGAGGAGGCCGAGGCCTACCAGAAAAAGCTGCCCCAGGCGAAGAGCACGGTCGTCGTCAAGACGAAGGGCGAGTTGAAGGCGCTGCACGTCGATGAGCAGCAGTCCGACCTCCACCAGGAGGGCCGGAAGTACGGCTACAAGACGCCGGAGAGCAAGGCGAAGAGGCTCGCTGATCTGGAGGAGGCCAGGAAGGAGATCGAGCAAGCGCACGACAACTACAATGTGGCGCTCGATAAGGCGATCGAGTTCGTCAAGACCAAGGGCCCACCCGCCACCTCGGTTCACCGGGCCAACGTCGTCTTCGCCCTTCGGAATATGAGCCAGTTCAAGGAGCTGAACATCCATCCCGACTTGGCGCGCGCCGCGAAGGAGATGGAGTTCACGCTCGCGGACAAGAAGGACGCCATCAGGAAGGCCGAAACGGACAGGGAGCGCATCACCCTCAGCGGCGAGAAGCAGCCGCCCGATGTGCCCTTCAAGAACACCGAGCAGTGGTCCGGCCTCCTGGTCAAGCGGATGATCCAGGAGGCCGTCGCGCTCGGCAAGGAGGCGATCACCTGGACGACCGGGGCTATCCAGAAGAAGCGGTTCGCGCTCACCAACCACATCAAGGAGCTGCGCTACGAGCCGGTCCTGGAGAGCGGCGAGACGAAGTATCTCCTCTCGGCGCGGACGTCGCAGACCGGCGAGTCGGTGAAGCTCAACGACGGCATCGCGGTCCCCGCGAAAGACCTCGACGGCATCATCGGGGCCGAGATGGCGGCGAAGATCGTTAAGGGCGAGGGGAGGGATGCGGGGAAGCCGGGGCTGAAGTTTTTCGACAACGTCGATCTCGATGTCGGCGGCAAGGGCATGGAGGGCTACTACGACGACATCCTCCCCAAGATCATCAACAAGATCGCTGGCAAGTACGGGGCCAAGCTGGAGAAGGGCGAGGCCCTCGGCGCGCGGCCAAAGCCCGACGAGAAGCTCGTGGCGAGGGAGCGGAACAAGTTCCAGGAAACGGTCGATGCGTCCAAGGGCCAGCTCGAGGCGGAGCTGAAGCAGGCCAAGGAGGACATGCTCGATGACTTCAACAAGCTGATCGACGACGGGTTGAGCACGGTAGCCGCGACCGAGAAGGTCACGGAGGCGAACCAAGCCGCACGCGAGGCGGCCTGGGGCCGGCACAACGACCGGATGGTTGCCGCCGATCGCGCGCGGCGGGCCGCGGTCGATGCCTCCGTCAAGCACCCGGAGGTCCACGTCCTCCGCATCACGCCGGAGCTGGCCGAGGCTGCATCGGGTGAGGGCTTCACGCTCTACGCAGGCGGCAAGCGCGGCGCTGCCATGTTCGGCCTCCTCAAGCCCGTCGAGGAGGGCAACAAACTCGGCTTCGCGCCCGACCTTCGCGTCAGGGTGCCGCGCCCAGGCAAGCTGCCCGACAAGCCGCTGATCACCCAGACGACGACCAACAAGAACGCCCAGGTCCAGCTCGACAATGTCGATCTGCTCCTGGCCGGCTTCCCGAAGGCCACCGAGAGCCCCAAGGACTGGTCGAAGATGATGGCGCATGCCTTCGCCTCCGACGAGGTGCCGATCCCGCCCTACGCCTTCATCCGCGACATCAACAGCGATGGCGCGGCGCAGAAGATCGGCTCACTGACGCCTGGGCAAATCGCCGACGCCGACCACGGCTTCGCCGAGGCGGCCAAGATGCGCGCGGCCTACGAGGCCGGGCGACTTTCCCCGGTCACGACCGGCAAGCTTTTCTTCTGGTCGTTCCTGTCCCGCGGCGTGTCGCCCTACACGCAGGAATCGCTCTTCATCGACGCCTTCCACGGGATCAATGACTGGATCCGGAAGGCGGCGCGCGGCGAGTTCACCGCGAAAGACGTCGCGGACTATAAGGCGTGGGCGGCCACGACGGCCCCGAAGGGCGGGGGCCAGCCGGGCTCCGGGGCCCTGCACAACCTCAATGCCTTCGGAACCCACTTCCTCCGGAAGATGTCGCAGATCGGCGAGGCCGGCATCTCCAAGCTCCAGCGCCTGCACAACATGCTCGCCGATCCGGAGATGACCGGCCCGCAGATCCGCCGCGAGTTCCTCAAGCTCGGCGAGGGCGTCGGCATCGACAACAAGGTCGTGAGCTTCACGCTGCTCGTGGCCGGCAAGCCCGACGTCATGGTGATCGACCGGGTGCAGACCCGGCAGCTCTGGGACGACGGCCGCTTCGCCGACCGCAACATCTACGACGGCGTGAAGGTCAACAAGAAGGTCGTCACCGGCACGGCCCTGTCGAACCTCACCTACGGCGCTCGCGGCCTCCTGATCTACGAGGCGATCGAGCGGGCGCTCGGGGCGAAGATCGCCGACATCTATGCAGCCGCCGGGCGGAAGCCGCAGGACGCCAGCATCGGTCGCTATCACTGGGAGAGCTGGGTCGCGCACAGCCAGCAGGAGGCCTCGCACGGCAGCCTGGGGGCGGTCATGGAGGACGCTCTGGGGCAGCGGAACGTCCCCGCCATCTCGACGGTGTCGGCCAAGGAAGGCGAGTACGGGGCCTATGCCTACGGGGCCCGGTATGCGCGCGACGAGGAGGGCCACCCCTATTTCAGCTACACTACGCCGGTCGGGAACACCTACGAGTTCACCGTCCCGGCATGGCGGCAGTTCCTCGACGACGTCAAAAAGCGTAAGGCTAAGGTCGTCCCCAAAGGTTTCAAGGTAACGGAGTCAGGCAATGCCCCGTGGTACGAACGGCCAGGAGTCGATCCAGAAGCCCTCGACCGGCTCGCATCCAGCCGATCAGACCGAGGAGCAGTTGGCTCTGGAGGAGGAGCTGTTCGCGGGGCTGAGCAAGGTCAAGTGGCCGGCGGACCTGCGGGACGATCAACCGCTGACGACTGGCAGCGAGATCCCATCGTCGCCCCACCAGGAGTGAGGCTGACGCCGGTCGATCACGACCCCTTCGCGGGAGAACCGAAATGACGACCGTCCTTATCGTGCTTCTCGTCCTGCTCCTGATCGGGGCCTTTCCGACGTGGCCCTACAGCGCCGGCTGGGGCTATTACCCCTCCGGGATCATCGGAGTGATCGTGGTCGTTCTACTAATCCTGCTACTCACCGGAAGGCTGGGAGGCCTCGCACTATGACGAACGACGAGATCATTGCCGAGCTGGAGCGCATGAAGCCGATGGCCGGCGGCGCGCTGTCCAACGAGCTGACCGCGCTCGGAGAGAAGATCAAGGCCGACGATCTGGCCGCCGCCCCGCCGCCGGATGGCCCGCCGATCGTCAAGGACGTGCCCCTCGTCTGGCAGGACAGCCCCACCCTACTCACCTGCACGATGGGCAACTGGTACGGCGAGCCGGACTCCTACTCCTACCAGTGGCAGCGCGACGGCCTGGATGCCGGCGGCGCTGAGGACGAGGGGGCCTACGACCTGTCGCCCGGCGTCGATGTCGGCCACAAGTTCACTTGCGTGGTGACGGCGACCAATGCCAAGGGCTCGGCCTCATCGACCTCGAACGAGGTGACCGTGGCGTGACCGAGGTCGTCCAGCTCAAGACGAGCTACACGAGCGAGCAGCAGGACGTCATCACCGTCCTGGAGCGCATGCTGGAGATCGCCAAGGAGGGCAAGGTGTCGAGTGTGGCGATCGCCTATGTGCGCGCCGACCGGATGTCGTGCTCCCACTCGTGGTCCTCGTCCTCGACGACGCCGGCGCTCGCCGGGGCGATCTCGAATCTCCTCCTCCACCTCCAGCTCCACTCGATGCAGATGGCGCGGGTGAACCCCGACCAGGGCGGTGCGTCGTGACCGCGATGCTGATCCGCAAGACCAGCGAGGAGCTGGCCGGGGCCTACTGGGAGGACACTCACACCGAGCGCTTCCGGAAGTTCTGGCCGGACGTCAAGGTGTTCATCAGGCGCAACTGGCCCTCGTTCGGCGAGATGGCGCTCACCATCCTCACCGACATGCTGCGCCGGTCGGACGCCGAGGTGTCGCCGGTGATGAAGGAGGCGATCTACGAAGCCCTTCAGCAGAACGCCAAGGAGGCCGCAGAGCGCCGGCCGGAGAAGGTAGGCTACGGGCCGATGATGCTCCGGCCCGATCGCCCAGGCACGATGGAGCAGCACCTTTTCTGGAGGGACTGATGGCAAACGCACTGGTGAAGAAAGCTCGTGGCGGCAAGCTCTCCCCCGCCCCGCCGAAGGGCCCGCCGCAGGACGAGGCGGCCAACGTCAAAAAGGCCAAACCTGCCGGTCACGCGATGGACGAGGAGCGCGGCTATCGCGCCGCCGACGCCCTACGGACGCTGACCGAGGCCCGCAAGATCTCGCAGGACAAGCAGTTGATGAAGGACGTCCACGCGCACGCCGCCGAGACGGTGAAGAGCCTCTCCGAGCTTTTGTCGGGGACGGTGACCAAGGGCCGCGGCAAATGAGGATCCTCGTCTTCGTCGCCGCGCTGCTGGTTTCGACCGGCGCGATGGCCGCCCCCCGCCACTGCCCGCCCGGCACCGGCACCGATGTCTTCGGCCGCTGCGTCTGCCGGACCGGCGAATTGACCCGCTTCGAGCTGCTGCGCCGCTACGGCAGCACCAAGGATTACTGCTACGGGCTGCCCAACCTCGGTGCCCTCTTCGGTACTTTCGGCATAGTCGGCTCGCTCACGCTCGGCGTGGCGGGAACTCCCGGCGGTCCCGGTGGTGGTCCCGGCGGTGGTGGTCCCGGTGGTGGTGGCTGCCCTGGCTGCGGCCCGACGCCGACTGACGGCGGCGGTGGCGGTGATCCTGGCGGCGGTGGCGGCGGCGGGCAGGGCCACGGCTGCGGCGCTTCCAGTGGCTCCGGCAACTGCGGCGTCGGCCTGGGGCGCGGCGGCGGCAACGGCACCGGCAACGAGGGCAACGGCCAGGGGCCTCCTGGCGGGCCAAAGAAGCCCCCTGGCGGGCATCCCCAACACGGACCCAAGTAACATGGCGAACGCGCAGATGATCGACCCGCTGGCCGACCTCAAGGCCGAGATCGCAGCCGAGGCAGGCGCTCAGCCTCCCGTGGATCCGGTCCTGGAGGAGACTAAAGCTGAGGAGGCGGCGCTCGCCGCCGAGGAAGAGCGCGTCGCCGCCGAAGAGGCCGCCGCGCTTGCCGCCGAGCCTCCCGCCGAGGGCAAGAAGAAGGCGAAGAAGTCCGTTCCCGAGGCGGAGCGGATGGTCCCGGTCGAGCGCATGAACGAGTACGCGGTGCGGGTCCGCCAGCTCGAAAAAGAGAAGGAGGAGTTGGAGGCCAAGCTCAACCCACCGCCACCACCGCCACCCCAGGCTCCGAAGACCGAGGATCAGATTCGCGCCGAGGCGCGCGCGATGGCCCGCCTGGAGATCCAACTGGAACAGTTCAGCGCCGAGGGCAATGCGCGCTACACGCAGAAGGTTTTCGACAAGGCTTGCGACAAGATCGCCGGGCTGATCGCTGGGCCGTCCAATCTCGTGGCGCTCGCGATCGAGGCGACCGGCGGATCCCCCAAAGACGCCTCCGTCGCGATCATGGCGCTCGGCTCGATGGATGCCCCCGAGATCACCGCCTTCCTGGCGCAGTCGCAGATCCGGCAGGCGGCGCAACTCGCCAAGTGGGCGACAGCCAGGACCAAGCGCGCCGCCGTCGAGGAGGAGCCCGCCCCGCGCCGCAAGCAAGTGATCGAGGAGGAGGACGAGGACGAGGAGATCACGCCTCTCCGCCCGATCCGCGGCTCCACGACGGTCAACGAAAGCCTCGGCGACGACGTGCCGGCCGAGCTGTGGTTCGACCGTTTCGAGAAGCAGATCATGAACAAGAAGTTGCCCCACTAGGCTGCGCGGGGTAGGGTCCGCGCATTCGCCCCCGGCGAGCGACATCGTCGAGAGGCTCGTAAATCCCCGCAGTCGAGCAGCGGGGCCGACCGGCAGGACAGCCGAGGAGCCCGTAAACCTCCAGGCCTCGGGCACCGGAGTGAACCCTCAGACTCACTCTGTTCGGAGATCGACGGCGCATGGCCGGCAATCAGATCCTCACCATCTCGATGATCACGAGGGCTGCTGTCAGAATTTGGAAAAACACGAATTTTTTCATCCAAAATATCGGCACGCAGTACGATGATCAGTTCGCGCGCGACGGGGCCAAGATCGGCACCGCGCTCCGCATTCGCCTCCCCAACGAATACACTGTGAGGCACGGCGCTGCCGCACAGCCGCAGGACACCAACGAGCAGCAGATCGTCATGACGCTGTCCACGCAGGACGGTGTTGACGTCTCCTTCTCGTCGGCCGAACGCACGATGGCTCTCGACGACTATGTCGAGCGCATCCTGGCCCCGAAAATTGCCTTCCTGACCGCCGACGTGGCCTACACGATCATGGCGGGCCTGGAGGGATCCGTCGCCAACTACGTCGCCAACGTCGATGGCAGCGGCGCGGTCATGAGCCCGACCCAGTTCACCGTGTTGCGCGCTCGTGCGGCGCTGATGAACAACTCCGCACCTCCCGGCCAGCGCAAACTGGTCTTCGCGCCGAACACCGGCGCGGGCATGGTCAGCACGCTCTCCGGCCTCCTCAACCCGGCACCGGCGATCACCCGCCAGTACATGGAGGGCACCATGTACGACGCGCTCGGCTTCCGTTGGTTTGAGGATCAAACGGTGATCCAGCATGTGACCGGATCCTTCACCGCCGGTGCGGTGGCCGGAGCCGGCCAGACGGGCATCGCGACGCTCGTCACCGCGGCGATCTCCGGCACGCTCAATGCCGGCGACTTCATCACGATCGCCGGCGTGAACGGGATCAACCGACTGACCCGGCAGAGCCTGGGCACCCTCAAGCAATTCGTGGTCACCGCGAACGTGCTCAACGGTGCGACGGCGATCCCGATCTATCCGGCCTTGGTCGCCCCAGTGGGTGGCGTCCCGGTGCAGTACCAGACCGTGACAGCGAGCCCGGCAGCGGGCGCGGCGATCAGCTTGGTCAACCTCGCCAACGAGGTCTACACCAAAAATATCGCGTACCAGCCCGATGCGTTTACGATGGCCACGGCAGACATGGAATTGCCGGAAGGCGTCTGGGAGCGCAGCCGTGCGGTGTTCGACGGCATCTCGATGCGGTCGATCCTCGCTTACAACCCGCAGACCGATCAGGCGATCGACAGACTCGACGTTCTGTTCGGCTTCCTCGGGACGCGCGGCGAGTGGGCCGTCGCGATTGCCGACCGTCCATAGCGCTGGGCGGCTTACGCTGTAAGGGGTCTCGGATGGACCGGGCCTCCGTACCCATGTCGAGGATCCAATGGCAACGGTAAATCTCCCCGAAGGCATGTCGCCCCAGGCGATCATCGCCGCTCTCACCTACCTCGCCCAGCAGGCTGAGGCCGCCGCCTATGTGCGACCGTCCGGCGTCCTGCCGCAGTCGATGATGCGCGGGGTCAACAAGAACTACACCTACGAATTCAGGCCATACCCCAAGGCCCTAACGCCGCCCGACGTCATCGTCTCCGACGCCAAGCAGGAGCAGGCTCTCAGGATCAAATGGCGGACGCCGCTGCCCTGGGCGGTCAACGATCCGGAGCAGCGCGGCTTCATTGCCGAGTACTACACGAGCCGGGAGTATCCGCAGCGGATGACGCCGCCGCAGATCGTCGTCCAGGACGAGCCCCAGGAGGCCGCGGTCATGGCGGCATGGCGGGCCGAGTATGGCGAGGATGCCGTGCGCCTGTATCCCGCATGGTTTTTCCACGCCACCCAGGCCCCCGTGCTCGTGGCCAATCCGAGGGAGCTGGAGAAGCTCGGCCAAGGATGGTTCCCGACGCCGGCCCAGGCGATCGACGCCGCCAAGGGCAACAAGCCGGCGGTGCCTGCGTCCGAGGAGCTGGAGCGCGGACGCCTGATGAAGCTCGCCGGCGACCTCGACATCAAGGTCGATGACCGGATGAAGACGCCGAAGATCAGGCAGTTGGTCGAGACGGCGCAGGGGAAGATCGCCGAGCAGGTGATCTGACATGCCTACCGCCCGCGACATCGTCACCCTGGCGCTCCAGGACGCTGGTGTCACGGGCCAAGGGCTGACGCCGAGCGCGATCGATATCAACAACGGGCTGACGCGCCTCAACGACATGATCGCGCAGTGGCAGCGGCTGCGCTGGGTCATCTGGCACCTCGTGGCCACCGACCTCCCGATGACGGGAGCGACCTCCTACACGGTAGGAGAGGGCGGCCAGTTCAACATTGCCCGCCCCGATCACCTGGAGGCCGCGCGCATCACCCAGGTCACGCCTGGGCCGCCCAACGACGTTGGCTGGCCGCTGCTGCCCGTGACGAGCATGGAGGACTACAACCGCATCCGGATGCAGCACCTGGGCTCGTTCCCGCGCTACTTTTTCTACGACTCGGCGTGGCCGCTCGCGAAGGTCTACTTCTGGCCGCTGCCGTCGTTCCTCTACATCGGCAGGATCATCACCAAGCAGCAGCTCCAGAGCTTCCCGAACCTCTCGACCGATTTCGACATGCCGCCCGAGTATCGCCGGGCGATCCGCTTCTCGCTCCAGGACGAGATGATCACGGCCTACAAGCTGCCGGCGGATCCGGTGAACTCTATGCGCGCCGCCGGCGCTCTCGACGTCATCCGTCGTGCAAATTTGCAAATCCCGACGCTCAGCCTGCCGCCCGAGCTGGCCAGGGGCGGCGTCTACAACGTCTTCACCGACAACACGATCTAGATGCCCCGCATCCCGCTCACGGGTGGTGCCTACCAATCGCGGGCGATCATCGCGTCGAGCCAGCGCTGCATCAATCTCTACCCGGAGGTCAACGAGGACGAGCAGGCCCCCGCGCCGGCGACGCACTTCCCGACGCCGGGGCTGACCCGCCGGGGGACGCCGCTCACGCCGGGCGTCAGCCGCTGTCTCTTCCGTTCGTCGAACAACCAGCTCTACCATGTCGTCGGCGGGTCGGTTTACTACATCGACGCGACGTTCACCTATCAGCTCCTCGGGGTCATCCCGAACGCGACGACGCCGGTGAGCATGGCCGACAACGGCCGCTGCATCCTCATCGTGAACGGCAGCATATCGGGGTGGGCGATCGACCTCTCCAACAACGCCTTCGGGCCGGTCACCGACCCGGTGTTCGAGGGCGGCTCACACGTCAGCGAGGTCGATGGCTTCTTCGTCCTCAATCGGTGGCCCGTTCGCCAGGGCTGGTACATCTCGCTCAACAACATCGAGTTCAAGCATCTGGCGCTCGGGGTGATGCAGCCGTTCCCCAACCCGAACAACCTCTATGCCTTCGACCCGCTCGACTATCAGCTCAAGATCGGCTCGCCGGATCCGATCGCGGCGATCACCGTCATGCACAAGAACATCTGGATCCTGGGGACGCTTACCGGGGAGAGCTGGTACAATTCCGGTGCCGCCGACTTCGTCTTCCAGATCCTGCCCGGCGTCTTCAACGAGAACGGCTGCACCGCGCCCTACTCGCTCGCCGCCGAGGATCTCGCGATCTACTGGCTGACGCAGTCCCGTCGCGGCAAGCGCACCGTCATGAAGTGGGACGCGGCCTTCCAGGCCAAGGTGATCTCAAAGCCGGGGATCGAGGCGATCTTCGCCAGGATGCCGGCAGTCCACGACGCGATCGGCGGGACATTCCAGATCCTCGGCCACAGCTACTACATCCTGACCTTCCCGACAGCCAACCGGACCTTCGCCTGCGAGCTGAAAACGGAGCAGTGGCACGAGCTGGCCTGGACCGGCCCGGCGGGATTCGAGCGCCATCGCGGACAGTGCTGGTGCTTCGCCTACGACATGGTGCTGACCGGCGATCGGGCGACAGGCGACCTCTACGAGATGGATCCGTTCAACCTCACCGACGCCGGCAATCCGATCACGCGGCTGCGGACCATCCCGCACGTCATCAACGACGGCAAGCGTGTCCGCATCGACAGGGTCATCGCCGACACCCAGGGCGGGACGCTCGGCGGCGCGGTGCCGGGGCCCTACTCGCGCTCGATCCAGGACATCGTCGGCGAGCTGGCGCTGCCGGCCCCGACGCTTCTCCTGGAGGCAGGCAACCTGCCGTCGTGGCCGGGCAGCGGGCAGAAGTGGTTCGACGAGAGTGGCGGGGGCTACGACTTCTTCCTCGGCGATGACGCCGCGGTGGTCCCTGGGGG